CCCTGAAAATGAAGGTCAAGTCAAACTCTATCGGTTTGGTAAAAAAATCTTTGATAAAATCATGGACTCTCTTCAACCTCAATTCCCTGATGAAGCACCAATGAATCCTTTTGATATGTGGGAAGGTGCAGACTTTGTGATTAAGATTCGCAACGTAGAAGGCTATGCCAACTATGATGCATCAAGCTTCAAGGCACCTTCAGAATTGTATGCTAAAGATGATGATGCAAAAGAGAAAGTGTATAATCAACAACACAATTTCTCTGAGTGGTCAGATCCTAGTAACTACAAATCTTATGAGGAACTAAAGAATCGTTTGGCTATCGTGTTGGGAGAATCTACTCCACGCACTCGTCAACAAGAGGAAGATCTTGATAACCAAATGCCTAGTGCAGAAGGACGTTCAGCTTCCGCACCTACTATGGCTTCAGTTCCTGAGCCACAAATTAGTACAGCAGAGTCCTCTATGGATGAAGATGATACTATGAACTATTTTGCTAAATTGGCAGCAGAAGCATAATTAAGTGTGGGGGGTGGTAGAGTTCTATCATCCCCCTGCCCCCATTGGAACAAATCCAACACCTCTCATCATAACGTATTTTCTATCATAACCAAGGTTATAAGATGTTGTAGGTGTTATACCTAAATTTTTTATACCGCCTTGTTCTCGAACTGCTGAAGAAACACTATTTGTACTGTTATCTATATTAAAGACATTAATTGGGGGAAGACCTTGTTTTTCTCTAAGTTCGTTAAGATCTTCTGCGACTTCTTGCATTTCTTTTATAACGTCTTTATTAAGCTCTTTACTATATTTATTATTTTGTGCTAAATTAAATTGATAGATTTGACGTAATCTTTCAAGTTCTGCTTCTAATGGTGCACGAGCTTCTTCATCTGTAAAATATTTGTCTAATCCTAAAAAGGTAGCAATCCTACCTGGTCCAATTTGTGTTGCAATAGATCTCATGATTTCTTCTTTAGATGGAATTAGACTATCAAGCCATTCACCAAGCCACTTAGTAAATTTAGTTAGTTTATCAACAAAAGTTTCTCCATAAACCTCATCTTCATCTTTACCCATAAATGCAGTTTCAATTTCAGATATGATGGATGTAATTGGAGAGAATGCTATGTTAGTAATAACTTTAAGAATATCTAAACCCTTTTGCCCCCAAGTTGTTTTATTCCACCACTCATCCCATCTAGCCTGTGCAGCTTTTTGTTTATCTTCACCACCAAGTCCAAAAATGTCTGTTATGAACTGTAGAGTTTCGGCAAGTAGATTAAATGGCTTTTGAACCACATCTGTTATCAACCTATTAAAATCCAAAGTTTCTATGCCACCTAATATTTTTGTAAAGATGTTTTTGGTTGTATCAAATTTAATACTTCCATCCTCATTTTCTATTAACCAATCTTTTGGGACTATCTGTTTTATTAAAAATATTGGAATATCCTTGAGGAGATTAAAGAACTCACCAAAGAATGAGCCAAGAAAGCCTGCCGTGAAGCCACCTACAGCACCACCCAAATACTTTTCGATGAATCCTTCTTTGTCTGCCATTTCTTTTTCTGCATTACGCATACCATCAAATACAGAGAACAAAATGGCAATTGGTCTAAGAAGTCTAGTAACAATTCGAAGTGGTTTGAACTTTGCTAACTTTTCTAATAATGCAGCGCCTTTACTTTGCGCTCCTCCTTGTCCTGCTGGCCCACCACCACCACTACTAAAATAACCAGCTATTGCATTACCAAAATTTCTAAGTTTAGAAAATAGCTCATCAAATTTGGATAAAGCCTTTTCTAATCTAAGTCCAAATGGAGACTTCTTCCCTAGTAAATTAGGATAGTCTTTCTGCCTTAGTTGAATTGCCTTACCATCAGGACCAATACCTAATGAGTTAAGAAGTGTTAACGTAAATCTGCTCCATCTTTGACGAGCCAACTGCGCTAGTGTTGCCTTTTTAGTGCCTGGAGGTCCACCAGCAGGTCCACTAACAGCATCATCTATTATGCCTAGACTTTTAAGTAGACCGCTCTTTAATTTACCCATTGCTTCGGTGACTTTTTTAAGGGGAGTGAAAAATGCCTTTACTCCCTTATTGAATGCTTTTAAGTCTTTTGCATATACACCTAAGCCTTCACCTGCTGCTATAAAAGATACTGCAAAAGCACTAATGGTTCCAATGGTCCCTGCTATTCCAGATAGTGCAGTTATCATACCTGCCACGCCCAAAAGCTTCATTGCATTGTTAGTGCCTTTATCGCTTTTTGGGGCAGACTGAGCTTGTCTCCTTGCCTTGCCTGCTTCTCTACGGTCTTCCTCTTGATCCTTTTCTTGTCTTTTAAGATAAGTAAAATGATCAGCCATAGTCTGATTCAGCTTGTTAACTGCATCAGTTGTTTCGTCTTGTGCTTTGTTATTCTCAGCTAATGCTTTAACAACCTTATCAAAATTATCTGCCATTGCTCATCTTCTGCCTTTCAGCTTCTCTTTTTTGTTCTTTTATCTGATCAATCAACATAGACAAGTAAATCTCTCTTTCCCACGGCATCATATTTTCAACATCATCAAGCGAATAATTATGATTTTGTATTAACTGAAAATTCACCTGATAATAGTTCACCAAATTATCATGAGAAAGAGACACTAAAAAAAATCAGTCATACCTCTCAAAACTAAATTATTTTTTTCTTTACAGTCAGTACAAACATACGATGCATCATGAGATAGTTGTGGCATGGCCTCAATAAACTTTCCTATCATTTCAAATTGTTTTGAATTTAAAGACTCCACGAAATCCATCTGGGACTCTAAAGGTTCGTCTTTAAATAACATGTTTTCTTCCTCTGTCATCACATACTCAATGCATTTTAAAATTAAACTAAAAGTTTGTTTGGTGACAGATTCACTATTCAAAATATCTTCATCTACAATATCAATATAAGAAGGGTATTTCATTTGTATACTTACTTCGTCATTCAACTTAATAATATTATTTTCATTAGAAACATTTATTACGACATCATCCAAAGGAATTGATATTTCATTTTTGGTTTCACACTTATCGCATTTTGGACTTAATTTTATATTTTCTCCTACTGACTTGGCTCTAATTTTTACAAACATGTATTCAATGTCAAAACTAGTCAAAGTCGTTTTAGCTATTGGTTCATCAACACAAGCCACGATAGTATCTGCGATAGCTTCAAATATCTGTACTTGATCTTCGCTTTCCATTGCCATCATTAAAACCTTTTCTTCTTTTACGAGATATGGTCTAAATCTGACTTTTTGTTGTGTTGAGGGTATTACAAGTTCATACTTTGGCTTATCATTTAATTTGGGTAATGCCATTTCATTTCATCCTTTAATTAACAATTCTTCCTAATGCTGTTCCTATCTGAGTTTTAATAAATTTATCTATGTTATTAGATGCCTCTACAGGGTTTGGAGACCACTTGGTATATGACATTTGCACATTCAATTCCACAATACCGTCTGGGTCATTGTTAAATTGAATGTCATTCATTGTTGTTGGAAAAGCATCAAATAGAGTGCAAGAGTAAACTACATCATCATTTGTAACGTAATTCAGGTCTAGCTGACCTTGAGCCAAATCTATTGGTCCAAACTTTGGTAATCTATTCTGTATTTCAGAAGGTAGTTTAGGTAGTCCTATGGGAGTCGAGTAAACAGGTAATCCAATACCTTTTTTAAGTTGCTCTATCACTATTTGTTTACCATACCCATCTCTTCCTCTTAGGTATCCAACCGTCTGATCATCTTGATTGACTGCCAAGGACTGCCACGTGTCAAAGTATTTTCTGATACCATAATCATTTAAAACGTGAAAAGTCATAGACACATCAGTAACAGCGTATCCATAAGGAATTTTTTGTAGCTGCATACCAATTTTACGTTCATTTGTGACCACTTGTTTACCTGGTAGAACAACGTCTTTGCAAAGAAGATTAACTTCCTCTGAGGATGCACCTGGAATTGTTGGAAGCTTTATCCTAAAGACATTTGAACGTGCTATACCATCTTTTTTAGCAACGAGACTTTTTAGTTGATCAATACTAGTAGCCATTAAATCATCCTTCTAGAATCTTTGTACACTGTAGATCCACTTGCTTTTTGCCAATCAGCAGTTGGTAAGAACGTTGCGATTTCCCATTCAGGCGCAGGTATTCTTGCAAAACGACTTCTAACATGTTTATTCAAGTAGTGTTTTACACATGGTTTAAAATATTTAAATTTTGTTGCGCTTTTTAGCATTTCATACGTAATATCAAAACGTGTGCTTTCATTGTACTTCTCATTTGTTGTTACGTCCATGAGAGCATCTAAAAACTTTGCTCTGAGTACAGGAGGAAGATAGTGTAAGTTCAATCCTAAAAAACCATCCTTTGCTGGTCCTATCACAATAACCAAAGGAAAGGCATCGTAATATGGTAATGTGTCTTTGTGCTTTGGATCATAGAAAAACATTTGCATAGATCCTAAAAGCTTTCTATTAGCAAGTTTAATGGGTTCCGATTTCATTATTTCGCTACGGTTTATTCTACGTATACCAGACAAACGTTTACGAAACCAATCCCTAGACTCTTTTGTTCTAGGGGTTATACCTGCACGAAACGCTTCTATTTCTAAGTTTTTAAATATATTTGCCATGGTATTATTTATATCAATTTTAGGGGTTGACGAATCATAAAAATAGTATATAATTATTAAGAGACCTTTGAGATGGGTGATATACTATTTTTTCTTAGGTTTTGGTAGTGGTTTGATTGGCTTAAATTTCTTTTTAGGTTTAGGAAGAATTCCCATAGCTTCTAAATGGTTTTCTGTCCATATCTCAAATCCCCAACCTCTATCTGCTGCATACTCTTGTGCTGCACTCCATTTATTCATGTTCTTCACATATGTCATACCTTCACTGATATACCTTTTAGATTTTTTACCGTGAAAGGGTGGGGGCTTTGTTTCTTTCTCAGGTTTGATTTCAACTAAACAAGTCTTTCCATTTTTCCACGTAATTTTTAAATCCATGAAGTATCTATGATATTTTTTATCGACATCATAAAAGTATGGTATAACAACTTCTTCGCTACTCCATTCTTTTACTAATTCACTATTATCACACCACTTAAATGCATTCCTTTCCCAAAGAGATCTAAATACTATGTTATCACAATCTCCTTTATACTTAAATCTGTTTTTGGGTTTATACTTTCCAGAATATGCCATGATACCTTATAAATAATAGAAACTTTTTTGTATTTAGGTAAGCACATGGCATCATTTAAAAAGAACTTTAAGTTTCCTTTAGAGGACGATGGGTATAAAGGCAAGATCAGTTTTGAGGCTATCAAAGAATCTTATAAAACTTTGCCCCAAACAGTTTTCGATGGATTGGTAGATGCTACTTCTACTTCTGAGACCGTTACATCTGGTGGACCTGCTGGCGGCGCAAGTATTAGAAGTCTACAACTTACTAGAACGCAGCGACTAAGGGAAATAGAAAATTTGAAGGGTAGACAGAAAACAGTAACTTCAAATTTGCCGCCACGTATTGCCACTGGTAGAAAAGCCACTTTGTACTTACCCCAAACCTTACAATTTCAAGATAATATTGAATATACTAACGTTGATCTTGGTGTTGTGGGTTCTGCAGCAGCGAAAGCATTAGGAGATCCTGCCGCTACTGGTAGATCAGTTTTAGGTGCTATTGGAAACAACCTTACGCCTGATTTTGCTTCGATACAAGAAGCGTTTAATATTGGCTTTCGTAGTGAGGCAGCACAAGTTTCGGCACTTAGGCTTGCCAGTAAACTTAGCCCTGAAGTTCAAGGTGCGATTGAAACTACTACAGGCATTTCACTAAATCCTAATAGAAGATCAACATTGAGAGGCATTGGTATCAGACAATTTAGATTTACATTTAAAATGATTCCAACTTCACTTGACGAGGCAAACGAAATTAAACAAATAGTTCAGTTTTTTAGAGAAGAAATGTACCCTGATACTTCAAATGAGGGGTTAGATGCCGCACTTAGATTTCCAAGCAAGTTTATAATAAAAATGTTTTATGACAATAAAAAAGTAGCCACTAATATACTACCATCTTTTTTAGCAGGAGTAGACGTTGTATATAATTCAAGCGGCATGTCTTTTCATAGTAGCGGTGATTTTCAAGAGACCGATATAAGTTTGAACTTTGTCGAAGAAAGAGCATTGACTAAGAAGGATGTTATTAAAGATGCTGACAATCTAGGCGTAAACTATAGTTTAGCGAATGCTACAACATTACCTCCGACAAGTGTATTAGGCTCAGGAGCAAGATAAATGTCATACTTTAGAAATTTTCCGTTGGTTGACTATAGATTTGGAAACGAAACCACAACAGCACTTTTTCAAAACCTGACAACATACATCGACATTATAGATCAAGTTCGTGACGATCTTACATTGTATGAAAAGTATGTTATTCAAGACGGTGTTCGCCCTGACGTATTATCTTATGAACTATATGGGACAATAGATTTTTATTGGACTTTCTTTTATCTAAATGAAAGCTTGCGTATTCAAGGATGGCCTATGAATAGTTTGGAAGTTTACGACTACGCAAAACAATACTATCCGCATAGAATTATTACAACTGAAGATCCAATGCATGGGGAGTTTTATGTAGGAGACATCCTAGCAAATAGGGATGAAGCAGGTGACGAATTTGGAAACACATTTAAAGCTAGAATACTAGAAAAAAATTACGATTTAGGTCAACTTACTGTAAAACCATTGATTGATGTAAAATCGATAACTCTTATAGAAGGTGGAAGTGGTTATATAAACCCACCAACAGTTACAATATCAGGCGGTAGTGGTACAGGAGCTACAGCACAAGCCATTATGACATTTATAAACAATCAAGGACAAGTGGAGACTTCTGAAACTGTTCAGTCAATAGCAATACAAACAGGAGGCGAAGATTTTGTGGCGGCACCAAGAGTGACTATAAGTGCACCAGATAGACCTAGAGGTGTTCAAGCTACTGCTACTGCAACGATATCAGGATTTTCAATTCCATTCAACACTGATGTTTTCTCTGTAGCGAATCAACCAAATGTGTTATTATGGGATGAAGATAATGCTGCACGTATAACTGCAAAACAAACAGAATTACAGTACAATGCAGCGCACCATTACACCAACAGTGCAGGAGAAAGACAAGACTTAACGATTTTAGCTAATGGTGGAATTCAGGCAAGTAGTACTCTAACAAAGGTTACATATCTTCAGCGTTTAATTGATATTAATGATGAATTGAAAAGTATAAAGATATTTAGACCTGAAGTAGTATCACAGATTAATAATGAGTACCAAAAACTTCTAAGAAATTGATATGTCAGAAATAGTCTCAGCAGAACAATTAAAAATACTTTCTATTACTTTAGACGCAGAGCGTTTCAACAGATCACTTTTTCTTGCTGTTGGAAAAGGTGATGGTATTGTAGTAGAAGTAAATATCTATGAAGACTTATCAAAAGGTTACCTAACTGGTAATATGATAATTCAAGACGATCAAGATATTTACAGACAAGCAGACTTAGTTGGTACTGAAAGGGTTACCATAGATTTTCAAACTCCTGATCAATCATCTGATATTATTACTAAAACTTTTGTAGTGGAAGAGATTGATACTAGTATTAAAACAACAGATTATAGTTCGATGTTAGTTTTGAATTTGATAGAAGATATCAAGTTTTATAACGATCTAGTAAAATACAGTAAAGCTTATACAGGCACGGGAGAACAAATTATAAGCCTTATTGTACAAGATAAATTTAACAGAGAAGTTGTTAATGAAAGCGAAAAACAGTCTGCACAAAATGTGTTCAGATATATTGTTCCTTACATATCTCCTTTGGACGCAATTGTAAAAGTTCGTGATAAGATGACTACAGCTTCAGGACTACCTTTTTTCTTTTACTCAACAATTGTGGACAACAAATTTCATCTCATTGACTTAGAAACGATTATAAACTCAACACCATTCAATGTGAAAAAGCCATTTGTATTTGATCAAGAAAATACACAGAAAACCGATTTAGAATCTCAAGCAACAAATATTACTGCCCTTGAAACAGATTTACAAGAAAGTACAATCCAGCTTGCTATCGCCGGTGGAATGGGCTTTGGATACGAATCTATAAATGCAACTAGCGGTAAGTTTTTTAAAACTCATAATGATGTGAGCGAGCATTTTGAAGACTTGAAAAATGCTGGTATGTTTCCACAAGACCAAAATTTTATTGCGTTTGATAAAGAGTTCATTGCAGATCCATCTAGCGTTAACACTAACCCAATTACACAATACGATGCACGGATCATGCGAAGAATTGTAACAAACCCCTATACTGATGTCAATGGATACAATCAAGAAGCTCTCCCCGCTCAAGAAATGCTGTATATGATAAAAAATTCAGTTATAAGTCACATGTTCAAAAATTTTTACACTATCAATGTGCCTGGAATTCTTTTCTCAACTTCTAGTATTAAGGCTACAGTGGGTCATTTGATTTCTATGAACATATATAGAAATGACACCGACTATAATGCAAATAGAAAAATAGATGAAAAGCGATCAGGTAATTTTATAATTGTTTCTAAACGCCACATCTTTGATGTCTCAAGCGAAAGACATACAGTTTCTTTAGGACTATGTAAATTGGCTAGTCGGAGGATAGAAGAATGAGCGATTATTATGGTGATAATGTTAGATGGTTTATTGGAAGAATTATTAGTGATAAAGATCCTGACGAAGCGGGTAGATTTCAAGTAAGAATATATGGTGTTCATTCTGAGGAAGTCGAAGATGAATATTTACCATTTGCTGAAACAATGCTTCCTACCACAGAGGGTGGCGTATCAGGAATTGGCAGAATAGCACAATTGAAAAAGAGTGCCTTAGTGTTTGGATTTTTTCTAGATGGTACAAACTCACAGCACCCCATCATACTA